CTTCTGCCATTTCTCGGTGGTCTTCGTATTATGAAGCAAAAACGCTTCCGGGTCTTCCTTGAAACGTTCTTTCAGAAGCTGAAATTCAATAGCTTGAGACGCATGGAGACGCTTATGCGCAGAATCAATGACCTTCGTAGCCTGCTCGATCAGGGCCAATGTGGTTCCCACTGGGGCGTCTTGCTTGCCCTCCCCGACATTGATGTTGGCCGTAGCCCCGAGTTTCTGGCCCACTTCTTCCAGATGCTGAGAGAAAGCAGTGAAAGACGGACCCGTCTCTTTGTAGGGAAGCGGCATGACGGCACTGCGGATGTCTTGGTTGGCCCCGAGTTCGAGGCCGACGCCCCCACCGGGGGGAACCCTGAACTGGTTGGTGAGTTGTCTGCCAACGCCCTTGGCGTACAGAAAGCCGGGGAAGTTTGAGAACATGCCATTGTCCAACTGAAGCCGCAGTGAAGCGGTCAGGGCAATGGCCAGATTACCAAGGAGATGGATATAGCCGAGACCATAGAACCCTATCCCCCGGATCATCGGGAACTGGACGAAGTATTGCTTCGCCATGCACTCCCTATCTTTCTCGTCCCAGTTCCGCTTGATATCCAAAATTTTGCGGCTTTCCTTCTCTATCGTAACACGATAGGGGAGCGGTAAGCCTTTGTTCTTAAAGCGCTTTGGAGCGAACTGGTCCAAATCTAGTTCGCAATATATTTCGTATATCTCATAGTCCCTATCTTCGGGGCGCTGCACACTAGGATTAATGCCTGCGATTTCATCCTTCTTTTTATCCACAGGATTCTTTTGCATGGTGACCGAGGGCGGAGCCAGATCGACATCGCGCCATTCCCCCAAAATCTGCATTCGCCTCAAGATCGATTTGCGCATCCGCATCCGGTGCGTCACTCTGCCGCAGTTCGAAATGTCTGTAGCCGCATTGGAGATGATCAAGTCTTCGGCATCAATGCTCTCGGAGACCGGTCGCCTGCGCAGCGGGCAGTTGTAGACCTTCTTAAAGCCATCACCGCCAAACCCGACATAGAACAGCATCCGGTCGGTGTCTGGGACATATTCCGAAGCAATAACAGTCAGATAGTGGTTGAAGTCTTTCTCAAGTGCCTGAGCAAGATCGTCGGGCGAGTTTTGTGGAGGAAGCGTTGGCGTTGGATTGTTTGGGTCATCTGGAGATGCCGAAGGCAGGGCACTCGCTGGCTTGGCCGGAGAGTCATTACGAACCTTAACTGGGCCTGAAGCCGGAAGAAGTTCTGCACGGGCGGTGGACTGAAAGTGGGTGGTGGCATCCAGTAGCAGCGGATGTCGGACTGTTGACATGCCCTCGAGGGGCGCTGAAGTATTACCGGTGTCGGAACGGGGTTTCTCTAACTGCAATCCGAGCAGGGTGATGCCCAATGCACGGGTTTCTAACCAATGCTTCCGCGACAAATCGTCGCGGTCTACCGCTTCAATCAATTCAGTGGCGATCTCCCCGAGCTTATCATCGTCCAACTTCTTGGCGAGATTGGCCTGATGGGAGGTATCGATCTTGCCATCATCGAGATCATCGGGGGTTCCATTGAAGTCAATGGTGGTGGTGCCATCGGGGTTATCGACCTTGATGACACCATCTTCAAAGGAGATGACCCCCTTGGTTATGTTCCCGTTTTGTTCTTGAACAGGTTTGGGGGCCTTCATAGGCAGGTGCGGCCCAACCACAGTCGGGTAGGGGCCGTTCATCTTAAGGCTGCCGGTCTTGAGGTCCATCAACTAGGTTTCATAAAGGGGGCGTATAGCCATGCGGTTATCATACGCCAGTTCCTCGGCGGCGACCAGCGATGCTTCCTCCCTCCGGAGCGCAAAACCCATATCTCTCAAGTACCTAAGGGCCTGAGCGGTGGAGTCCACGAGGTCATCATGCGACCCCTTGGGAAACACCGAGCATTGCCGGATCACCGCATCCGCCCATTTGAAATCCGGGGCATAGACCATCCCATCCGAGAATAGATGCTGGATGGAAGTCAGTCTCGCCACTTTATCGCCACACTTCTTGGGGTCGATCAGTTCGATTCCAAGCTTTCCAGTCCCCCGCCAAAGCCGGTGAAGCTCATGGGCCACTGACATTCCCGCCCCCTTGGCTTCGATCAGCAATTTATCCACAGGATAATTTGGCCTGCCCGACACTGATGGCCGGATGCAGTTGTCGGTAACCCGGTCCACCAGTTCATTGAACTGGAGTCGTTCGGTCCATGCGTAGACCAGCATGATCTTGGGATTGCCGAAATCATCCCTCCACATGCCCCAAACCGTCAGGGCAGAGGGGTCATTCTCTTCCTTCTCGGTGTAAGCGGTATCGAGAGAGGCCAGCATGTATTCAAAAGTCGGGAAAATACTTGTGGGCGGATAGCCCTCTGGAGGCCATACCTGCCACCATTCGTCTTTGAGGATAGCACCACCACGGGGGGCGGGACTCTGCATGTACTGCCCAGCCCACGCATAGGGGCCTTTATCCCGCTCCAGATCGTCACAGACCTTATCGGTGAAGCGCTCTGGCCACGCCAGTTCGCCATCTTCGATTCTGGGGTCTTCCCAGAGCGGTTCCTGAGTTTTGGGAAAATAAGTCGTGCAGTGCCGTGTGGTGTCGTGCCTCACCGGGATCATCAGGTGGGTGTAGCCCATCTCTCGGGACAGGGCGGTGCCGCTGATGTCATCCTCATGAAGCCGTTGCTGAATAATCACAATGGCGGACTTCTCAGGATTATTCAGACGGTCGGGAACAACTTCGGTGAACCAGAGGTTGGTGGTGTGACGGACTGCCTCGGACTCCATGTCCATGGTGTTGTTGGGGTCATCGATGATGAAGCGGTCACCACGTTCACCGACCCCGATACCTGAAACTGAAGTGGCAAGCTTCCAGCCGGTCTTGTTATTAGCGAACTTAATCTTGGTGAACTGCTCGTTGGAAATCTGGAACCGGTCGCCCCAAGCGTCTTTATAGAGATTACTGGTCACGACATTGCGACACCGCATATTGTCACGCTCGGTCAGATGACTAGAGTAGGAAGCGCAGACGTATCGGAGCCACGGCATGTTACGCGGCCCCCATTCCCATGCAGGCCAAAACTCATCTGTCATCAAGGACTTGGTGAAGCCGGGGGGGACGTTCATTAAAAGGCGGGTAATCTGCCCTTCGGTCACGGCTTGAAGATGTTCCGCAATGGCCCCGATGGCCCAACCTCGGACGAAGGGGATGGCAGGTTCCACCACGGGCCAAAGATACTCGCAGAACTCCATCAGATTGCTCTCGGCCCGCTCTTTCGCTTTGACCTTAGCGATCTGACGTGCGCCCCTGATAACTGCTTCGACGGCTTCCACTAGATACCTCTGTGTTGCCACAATTTATGTCTTGTGCCCGACAGAGGCAACGTGGTACGAAGCGGGTCATCCCGAGCAACAGGAGACGCTCATGAAACGGTCTGACCTGTTAGAACTCGAAAAGACCATGATGAAAGAAGTGGTCAAACGCCGGGCACTGGGCGGCTATAGCGCTGATGCTGAAGGCATTTTAACCCTCTGCGAAACCCTGATGCGGCTGCTTCAGCACTTCGTGGATGAATACCCGGCAGAACGGGCAGCCTACCAAGAGAAAGTAGATGCCAAAGCCAAGGGGAAATCAAAATGACATGGCCCAACACCCGCAGATTAACGTTTGGTCCCGTCCGAAACACGGAAGATGACATCCGGGAAATCATCGGCTGGCTGAATAACCCTGAAGTGGTGAAATACTCCGAACAGAGGCACAAGCACCACACCATCGAGTCTCAGTTGGCCTATATCCAAGCCTTAAGGCCCGGAGACCCCTATCTCGCCATCTATCAGGATGAGATCATGATTGGAACCGCCTTAGCGAACATTGATCTGCATAATAAGGTCGCTGATGTCGGGATTATGATCGGATACACCAATCGATGGCGGTCTGGGCTGGGTTTTGAGGCATGGAAGGGGGTATGTGATCCCCTACTGCATGATTTCCACGTCGTTCGGAAGATTGAAGCCGGTTGCATGGCCTCCAACATCGGAATGATGGGCATCTGTGCCCACTATGGGATGATGGAAGAAGGTCGACAGGATGATCACTTCTGCGTGAACGACAGTTACATTGACCTCGTACATTGGGGGAAGTTCAGATGAAACAACAGGCTGCCTTCTGGGCCGGTGAAGCTGATGCATGGTTCGAACGTAACCGGGACAAGGAACCAAACCCCCTTGTCATAGCCGCCTATTGGAACATCGATGCCAATCCCAAGAAGATATTGGAGATTGGATGCGGTGATGGAAGGTATCTGAAGTCATTACATACATACTTTGGCTGCGAATGCCTTGGCGTTGACCCATCACAG